CCCGCTGCTACTTGAGCTGCTCCCCTAGCAGCTTTACTAAGAGTACCCGGTTTCTGAAAACCCTTCTTACCTGTTTGAACGAAAGCACCACCTGAAGTTATAGTCATGCCTTGTTGCATAGCCATGTAACTAGCTAATTCCATCTTTGCACTTCTCCATGCCCAAACTAATGAGGCACCCATAGCCTTTATCCCTCCACTGGAAGTGGTTATCATTATAGCAAATGTGGAGAATAAAACTAAGAAACCCCCTAAAGCTATAGCAGCTACTGCAAATACTCCACCCAATCCAAGTAATACTTTACCTGCTGGATGTTCTGCAATTGCAGTCATCACATTAACTACTTTAGTTAATCCCTTGACTACAATTCTCAATAATGGTTCTATTGCATTACCTTGGGCAATCTTAAATGCCTCCCAAGCAGACTTTAATATAATGGTATCACCGGCAAGGTTATCCAACCTCATCTCAGCCATTCTCTTAGCTGCTCCCTCGGAGCCATCCCTGAGCTTCTTCATTAAATCCACAAAGCTTAATCCAATATTAGCATCAGCAAATAAAGGTGAGAATGCTCTAGCTCCTCTAATATTCATAATCCCAGTTAAAACTGATAATCTATCGGGGCCAGGAATCTTGTGCATCTTCTCTCTAAATAGGTCAATTAGTTCAGCCATGGGTTTTAATTCCCCATTAGCCTGTCTTAATTCCTTAGGGTCTAATCCAATGGATGCTAATACTGCTGCTTGCTTTGGAGTTCTGAATTTACCCGATACTTTAGCTAAGTAGATTAATACGTTTGCTAGCCCTCTACCAGCCATACCACCTTTAATACCGGCATTTGCTAATGTTCCAGCCATTGCTGCTGCATCCTCAAAAGGTTGGTTCAATTCTCTAGCAGCATTACCTAGATACTTCATAGTCTGTTCTAAGTCTCTCATATCAGTATTGGCTCTTGATGTAGCCATTGCTAATATGTCTGCCATTCTCATAGACTGCTTAGCGCTCATACCAAATGAAGTCATCATGTTGGTCATCATATCTCCTACTCCACCCTTACCTTCAATGCTTTCCCCAGTAGCTGCGCCCAATGCCACTACAGCATCAATTGATTGATTAATCTGAGCTGAAGTGAAACCTGCAGTACCTAGATACTTCATAGCAGAACCTACTTCTCTAGCAGTGTAGACAGTGGACTTGGAAATCCTAATAGCGTTCAAGCCCATAACTCTCAGCTCCTCATTAGTAGCTTGAGTTACGGCTTGAACCGCTTTCATTAGGTAGTTAAATTCAGATGATACTACTACGGCTTTTCTGTAAGAGTTAGCTATAAGCAAACCTCCTATAGCCATTCCAGCTCCTGCGATTCTAAGGCCATTAAAGCTGCTTTGTAATGCTACAGCTTTAACCTGCATTGCAGTCATGGACGAATTTATAGTAGCAGCCGGAGCGCTAAATTGGTTTCTCAGAAATACTGATAAACCAATACCCATTACGTTAGAACCTAAATTTATCATCTTTTATTTTTTTTGACTGTCTGCGTATTCTTTAGCTATCATAAGATAGATCATTCTACGGGATGTTGGCATTTGTCTAAATTCAGTTTCAGTGAACTTAAATTTAGCTTGGCAACAATAGAAGTATTGAAACTCTAAGGGGTCGTACAGGTAATTTGTTAAACCCCGGGGAAGAAAAAATCCTCATATAGAAATAGAGATACCTCCTCTACCATACCCTTGTTAGGATGTTTGATTTTTATAAGTAAGCCAAACTCAGAATCGAACTCTTCTAACTTCTTTCTTATCTCAATCATTTCCTTAGATAATAACAAATTAAACCTTTCTATTTTTCTCCATACCCCATTGCTATCTTTTAATTCAAAGCTTCTAATCCTTAGTTTTTCGTTGATTGAAAGTTGTGAAGTTTCCTTCTCTAGTACTTTGGATTCTTGGAATGAAGTGAGATATTCCATTCTACATTCTTTTCCACTAGAGATAGTGAAAGAGAAGCGATTATCAGCAGGATTAGTAGCGTAAGGATGAATCTGTTCCTTTCTTAAATCCCCTAGTAATTCCTTAGATAAGTCGGCATCAAATATACTTAAATCTTCTGTGAAAAAGATTGGCTCTTGAGTACCTTGAAAAGTATGTTTGAACTCTATCTCTTTCCCTAAAGATTGAACTCTCGATTTGTACAAGAGGTAATACTTATCTCTTATTCTAAAGGCTCTTACTTCATCTAAAGTTAATCTACCTTTACCATCGTAATCAATGATGATAGCCTGTAGGAATAAATCAAAGGCTAATCCATCCGTGTTGTTCTGTAATTTAGATAAGACATCCTCGTCCTCCCCGTTTCTTTCTCTAATGGAAACTTTCTTGTTACTTGGTAAAGTAAAAGTTTCTACGTTAGGTTTGCCAAACATCTCACTCTCGTTCATGTTTTTAATGGTTCCTTTTTTTTCTTGATCTGACATTTTTTAAATTGTGTTTAAGTTATACAAAAAAGAGCTAGCAGAAATTAATCTAGTAGCTCTTTAATATAGTCAATTAATGGTTTATATGATAATCTCTCTGTCCACTTGAAACTCAATAGACTCAATAGTGTTATCAGATGATACTCTGTCAAACTCTATACCATTTATTTTAGAAGGCCATACACCTTCAAAGGTATGAGTCTGTACTACTTTAATTCCATCAGTAGCATATTTTTGAACTTGAACTGCAATCTTGTATGAGTCGGGAACTAACCCTCCCCCCGCATATTCATTTTGAATAGATTGAATCCAAGCCCATAGAAGAGTATCGGGGAATGAGGCATTGGAAATTTTTTCTACCATCATTGCTGATAGCTTAACCATTCCCGCAGTCTTAATCACGTGATTACCTTCACCATGTTCGATTACGTCCATCTCTCTGTCAGGAAGAGTTACCTTCTGAGCTAAGAATGGGTTCATTCCAAATAGAGCTATGCTAAATTGAAACTTTTTATGTGGATTTGATACTTGAGCCATTTTTTAAATAAGTTTAGTTGTTGTCAAATGATACGCCGGATGGTGCAGATATAATATCTATTGTAAATTCTTGTAGAGAAACTGTTTCCTTTAAGAATAACTGAACTCTGTATTTACCTTGAGAAAGGTCCTCCCTAGTATTAACATCTAATTCAGCATCAGTGTTAGCATATTGATCTCCCTTCCAATCAAATTCTACTAAAGCTCTTTTCTCTATTCCCGTTAAGCTGGTTAAGAAAGGAAGAACTTCATTATATATTTGTCTGAATAAAGCAAAATCATTTGGCTCCTCTAAGTATTTAGCTAATGTCGGTCTTAAAGATTTCTTTAGATAGACAACCAACCTTACTACATTTAAGAATGATTTTCTTGAAGTATCAAGTTGAGCCGAGAAGTTTCCTTTAATATAGATTCTACCATCCTCATTAACTACAGTGTTAATCTGTCTTTGTGCTAATTGATCTAATTTATTGTGATTACCACTTGTGAAGTTATTAATTACATCAAAGGCACCTGAAATTAAACCTCTTTGAGTTCCAGCAAAACTCCACCATGGTCCATTCTTTGACGATGATAACATAGCTAATCCAATTATATCACCAATCTCAGGTATGTTATAAGGAGTCGGTACTAATGAGAAGGGGTTGTTTATAATTAAACCCCCAGTAAAGAATGCAGTAAACCTGCTATCTATTAATAGAGTATCTTTAAATGCTACAACGCTAGTTACTGTACTATTCGATGTAGGTAAATGTAGGAATGCTACGCAATCTTTTCTATCATTAGCATAGTTGGAATACTCCTGTAAAACAATTAATGCATAATTACCGAAAGGAGCAATAACCTCGAAATCTGTATACTGATCGAAAGCATAAGGTCCAGTTGATGAAACTTCACTACCTGCATGATCTGCAGCTGTTGGTGTAGCTCCATTGATTCCACCAGTCGCTGAGAAGGTTCCTTGATCGGGAACTTGTTGACCAGATAGACCAGATAAATTTAAGTAAGCAAAATTAACTAATTTAGAACTTAATAATTTGTCTAAGTAATTAGATTCTACAATAGTTGGAGTTCCAATTATTTTTAAATTGGTATATGATTCATTTAAACTAGATTCCTCTAAATGAAGGACATCTAAATTAAAAGCATTCTCATCACCATTGGAAGCAGGGTCTATAGTTACTACTACATTGTTACCATCTAAACCCCGGTGCTTTAAAGTAATTTCAAATAAATCATCAGTTGCACCATTACCTAGAGTTGAAGGAAAAGTTGCAGCTACAGCAGTAAGAGTTGAAGCATCATCTATAGCCGTATAATTTCCCACCTTATTTACTCTCATAGAACAACCATAAGAGAAAGCTCTCTTAACCAGAGTAACACCTGGGTGAGCTCGATCTTCTCCGCCGTATTTTCTTAGAAATTCGGGCCAAGAATTTATCACAGAACCATCATGACCGTATGGGCCCCTTTTGGTTGTCAATGAGATTGCAGCAATCCCCCCCACAGCTCCAGCCACAAAGAAGGATTGGTCAATCTCATTAAATTTTAATTTTGAAGAGTTTGGCATAGTTATATAATTAAATTTATTAATTAAGATTAAGTATTGTTTTTAAGGAGTTGTGCCTATTTGTAGGTCATCAATGTCGTTATTCAAACTATTACTGAACTCAACATTAATTTGTTTTAGTTTGGATATTCCTAATGTTAACTCTTCTGGTGTTTGTTCAGCTACATCTAAAGCTTCATAGATATAGGTTCTTTGTATCAGTCTCCTAGAGTAATCATTATTCTCTCTTACAAATCCATAAGTAATAGGCATAAGTTGTCCTTCATTTCCAAGTAAAGGTATAAAAGTTAAATTAGCTAATACGGATTGTCTTATAGATTCTAGCAATCTATCTTGAAAGGAGTTCTGTGATATGAGAGTTATCTCTATTCTATATATAGAGGAGGTTCCAGTATATTTTAATTTCTTATATTCATCACTTGCAACATCGAATCTTGAGCCTCCCCCAAAATCTCCTCCTACTGAGCCGACATGAAATCCATTACCACTTACTAATATTCTAGGAACTTCTTTAATCTCTCTGTCTCTTTCGGAACCATGCCCAAATAATTCTATAGCAAATCCTTTTTGGGTAGCTATCGCAGCTTTAGCTGCTTTGTAACCAGCTACATCATCTTCATAGGTAACTCTATCAGGTAAGTACCCCTCTACCACTAATTTTTTATAAAGCTCAAATTCAAAACTTTTTTGAACAACTTCCGCTGTATTTGATAATGGTCTCATAATTTATTTGTAACTGTAAAGCCGGCAGCTCTAAGAGCCCCTATCTTATTATATATAGCTGCTCCTATTATTGCTGCTATTCCTTGGCCTCCACCCAGTTCTTCAACTGAAGGTCTCCATAAAGCTCTCTCCGGCATATCATCATATCCAAACTCATGTAGTATAGCATAATCAGCTATCCTTATACCCTTTGCATTTCTAGCAGTGGAAGGTATACCTGCATAATACGTATCACCTTTTTTCCAGGCTTTAATACTATTAAGGTAAGCTTCACTATCTACTAAAATTCTTGGGTCACCTGAATTACTTTTGCTATTTGGTTGAGGCCAATTCAAATCTTGGTTATTAATATGACCTTTAACTATTTTAACTAATTTCTCTGCAGCCTTACGTTGTCCCCAAATAGCAGCACTCTGAAGTACAGTGGGTAATGCTGCTAAGCTTGCAGTTACTTTAGTCCAATTACCATTAAATCTAACGCTAGTCATATCGGCTGTTTCCTGTAGTTTCTTCTTCTCTTCTTAATACTAATAAGAACATTAGAGGTTCATCTTTAGCTTGCGCTATAAATGTATCACCCTCACCTTTATATTTAATCCCTCTATGTATAAAGAAATCATTGGCAGGGTTAAAGTCAAGGTAATTATTTATATCAGCCCAACCGTTATCCTTTAAATATTTAACATTAATATAGAGAACCATATTTTGGCTATCTAATTCTCCATCACCATCGTGAGAAGTGATTGGCCAAGTTCTGAAATAGTTATATCCTACAAGAACTTTAAGTTCTACTTCTTGGTAGTTGTTCTCTATACCATCTCTAAATAACTCTACCCTTGTTTGTTGATGTCTTGCCCAAGTTATAGTGTCTTGGTTAAAATCATCATGAGCTTCGTTAATTATATCTTTATACCTATTCCAGGCTGCTGTGCTAATCTTGACCATAATTGTCTACTAAAATTTGTATCATGTTATCCCTATGTAACCTTCCAGCTTTTATGGGTACAAAAGGTGAATGAGCTAATTGTCCACACATTGGAAGGTAGATTCTTAACCTTGCAGCAAGTTGGCAAATATCCTTAGCCATTTGATCGAATGGTGAATCCCCTTGGCTCCCTTGTTTGAAGATAGAAGTTAACGCTGATGATGTATCATAAAACTCTACGCTAGTAGGTCCTGTCTCTATCTTCTTTATACCTCCACCCCCTTGGCTTTCTTCTGAAGTAGTTGAACCTCCAAGCATCTCGATATATGCTTTTCTAGCATATTTTTGAAGGAAGTCATGAATTACTAAATGAGCAATAAGAAAATTTACTAGAGGAGGCCAGGATGAATCGAGTTCTAGCTCTCCATCTGATATGTTAGGAGTGATTAATTTTTGAAGATAAAGCCTCCAATAAAAAATTTGTTGAGTTTGAAAATCCGGTGCTATAGTTATTCCAGGTGGTTTAAGATTTGCAATCAAAGCCACTAAGTCTGCAGTAAACCCATGACTAGTTCTAATAGTTATTAGCCCAGTATATAATATGTTTTGATCTCCAGCTATATCCGTTTCAATAACCTCATAACTTAATTGTTCTGCGGTATTAGTGAAAGGCGGGGCAAAGCTAAATGCGACTTCTGTATTATCTGTTCCCGATAACACTCCAGCGATTGTGACATCTCCTGAAATTGCCCCAGCTACCAAAACTACTGTAGCTCCTGTCATTGAGTATGGAGTAAGTAGTTCATCCAATACAAAGAACTTTCGGCTAACTGTAGAACTGATTAATATTGAAAAATCTAAATTCCTAGTTATCATAGTTTTATAGTTTAATTTAATAAAGCTAAGTGTTGTAACAAATAGAAACCCTTTGATATTGAGTCAAAGGGTTTCATTTATATATAGGAAATTAGTTTATTCTTCTTCGCCTTCTTTCAAAAATACGATCATGTCCTCTTTAGTCTTTTTCATAAAGGCTTTTTCATCATCCTCATTAACTTCATAGTTTTCTTTGTAGAACTCTAAGAACTCTTTTTTGGTATGAGCTTTTTCAAGGTCCTCATTAGAAGCTGACTTTAAAGCTTCGGCAGTAATTTCTTTTACGTTACCTTCCTTTTCATCATCTTTAGTGTCTCCTTTTTGAGGTCCCTCAATCTCAATGATGTGGCCTTTATCCAAAGCAAGTTTAACTCTCTTTGAAACTAGCATCTCCAGTTCCGCAGGTTTAGACTTATCCGAAGATGTCACTTTTAACCTTGTACTTGGGTCATAAAAGATTGAAGCCTTTTTGCCCAATACGAAATATCTTTTTTTAATTTTCATAATTTATATTATTAAACGATTTCAACTTGTTCCAGTGGGTCAACATCCATATAAGCCGGGAACCCAACTGAAGCAAAAGCTAATGATGAATCCATTACTACTCGGGCATCTCTGTAAAGAATACCAAACCCAGTTGTAAGAGAAGCATAAGTCTCGATTGTTTGGTTAGATACAATTTTTTCAGACTCTACTAATAGAGGTTGAGCATTGTATTTGATGATAGCTGAAGTTCTATCCACAAGCATTTGTTGGTCTGCCGGCATACTTCCGTGAATATAATATGCAGAAGTTTGAGGTATTGGAGTTCTTACATTTAATGTTTTCTCAGTAGTACCTGCATCTCTTCTCTTAAACTCATCTAAGAATAAAGTATCTATAGCAGCTTCTTCACCACCGATTATACCAAATGGAGTTCTTCCAATACGAGCCATTCTAATCCATACTTTTAATAAATCCCTATAAGAGAAAGCTCCTATAGTTCCAATACCTACTAAAGGAGCAGATTCAGAACCATCTTCTTGTTCTCCATTGATTAATACATCAATCATTAATGCATCAATGCCATGATTTAATTTTACTCCAAAATCTTGTAAGAAAATGCTCATTACGTTGATAGATACATATTGTGCAACTTCATAAGGTATTCTAATACCTCTACCCATTTTTCGGATTTTTAAACTCTTTTGTCCAAAGCTTATAGCTCCTTTAGAAATTGTTTCACCTTCTCCAACATATCTCGGTGTAGCATCTGACATATTCAAATGAGGGATAACTACTGAGGGGTTAGCAATAGATTGCTCAGCGGCAATCATATCAGCCCAAATCGGATTTTTTCTTAGTCCAAGTCTCAAGGCATCTCTGATAATTTCAGGGATTAACCATCTATTACTTTCGTCCGGTAAAGTAAAGATATTTGAGATTGAATCTATGCTCGCATTCAAACCTAAATCTTCATAAAGAGTTTCCATGCTTATGCCCCAACGAGATTGAACAAATTCACTCAGTGATACGTCCACTGGATTTTCGGTGTTCTTTCTCATCGAATCACATGCTTGTACTACTTCCTTTATAGATTTAGCGTAAACAGAATTTTTTGCTTTTGATAAGTTCATGTAAATTTATTATTAGAATTTGAAATTTATAATATGCAAACTAAGATTGGTGCTCCAACCGCTGCATCCCCAGTTAAACAATGGCCTACGCAAAGGTTAGCATCAGCTGCTCCTAAAAGAGCAAAACCTCTTTTATCAAGGGATGTATTATAAGCTCCCATTTGCACGGGTCCTCCCGAAGCAATGGTTGCAGAAGCAACAGCGTCGATAACTGCATATCCTTTCATTGCAACTGTAACTCTGTCATCAGTTGCTCCTTTTTGGATTGTATAGCCGATAATGTTAGCTGCTGGTTCAGCGGCAACTGCCGCAACGATTTTTCCATTAGCATCTAATTTCACGGCATCTCCAAAGTTCACAGCAGAAGCAGCCTGAAATTCCAAATGAAGTTTGTGAGCTTCAGGATCGTTCAGAAAACGTCTGGTATTAGTAGGTGTTCCTATAGTACTTGGCATAATATTTAATTAATTTAAAGTTTGATTATTCATATTTATGAGCCAAGCTAGCCTTCTTTTGCTTAGCAAGAATATCATCCATAGCCTCAGCCATTGATCTTATTTTTGGAGCAGAAGTTTTTCCATCCTTACCGGTAGGAGTATCTTCATCAGTTGCTATACCTGACTCTCTATTAGTAGATGACATCCTAGAGATGTTAGTACTTTGGCAATCATTACAAGTTGCTTCAAATTTCTCCTCAGCAAGCTTTCGGTATTGCTTTGATAAAGCCTTTACCATTTCAAAGTTTGATTCAGCTATCAGTTTAGTAATAGATGTATCAGCTTTCTCTGCTCCCCCACAACTAATGTGGTACATTTTTAAAGCCTCTCCTCTTGTAGAAGATAGAGCAGCATCCGAAACCGATTTTAGTCCGTCAAACTGATCTAATTTTGCTTTGTCCTCTTCTTGTAGAATTACAGTACCCTCAGGGTACCTTCCTTGTAATTCTGTCAAGTCTCCTTTGGCCTTATCGAGGTCTGCTTGCAGAGCGGCTTTATCGGTTCCAGCTTTTACCATATCTGGTAAGGTCTCCTTAAGCTTTGCCAATACAGCTGATTCTTCAGCATCATCCGAAAGACCAATTTGAGTTCTCAAAAATTTCAAATACTCTTTGTTCATAGTCTTAGAATTATTGTTCTTGTTATTATTAAATTCTTCCAGTGTTGTCTTATCCAGTGATAGTGATATACTATCATGTTCATTAGACTTCCAATCAAAAAAGTGGCCCAGCTCTTTATACTCGGCATCACTAAAGCTATATTGATTATCTGCATAAGCAGGGTTAGCTATCTTACCCCCACTAATTCTTTTAGCATAAGGGTCCGCCCCATGTGGTACTAAAGATATTTCCTCATAAGAGTATATTTCCGTAACCTCTCTGCAGTAAAGTTTACCATCCTTGTCATAACCTCCCATTAGCCCATAAAATTCATCGTCGTCCATATCATGTGATTTCTCCCACATGAATCGAACTGTAACAGATACTGAATGAACCGAAGGGGGTTCCATCATAATAGATCGGATAAGTTTTGGATTAGCTTTACCATCCAATTTTAACCTAGCATTTATACCTCCTGGTATTTTAAAACCATCTTGTTTAAATGATTCATCATAATCGCATTCAATTACAGTTCCAACCTCATTACCCGTAATCATCTCGTGATTAGTATAAACTGCTTGACCTATTAATTTAGAGGCAGAATCCTTGAGCATCTGCTTATTAGTAAAATCTATAGGCCCATACTTATTAATTATGATATTAGATAAAGCCCTAAATATAGGATAGGCAAAATCTGCATCCTGTGGAACTAAGTCCTCAGGTTTAACATCGGGGTAATATTTATTAAAGTCCGGTGAGGAGGTATCGAATAAGCCAAAGGATTCTAGCTTAATATCTCTTTTCATCTTCCTTAATTCTTCCAGTGTAACTCCTTTTGGAGCTTTATTGGAAACCATTGCATGGCTTAATGTAAAACTTTCTCTACTTACTGGCATAGTGTTTAATTATTTAGTTCTAATATATTATCATTAAGCCTAAATTCAGAACCATTTTGTTTTTTAACTGTTCCTCTAGGGTTATTCTTATCCCTTGATTTTTTATCGGAAGCGTCTTTTCCCTTTTCTTTATCTTGTTTCTTAGCAGCTTCTGCTAAAGCATCAGGTGAGCCTTCTAATAAAATTCTTGGTTCTGATTGATCGGGTGATTCATAACCCAGTAAATCAGAAAATTGTTGTAAACTGATTAGGCCATATTTATAATGAGTTTCTAGGTTTCTAGTTAAAATCTCTTGGGCTTGTTGGTATTTCAATGTATCGGTTACGGTTGATTTATTAAATTGTACACTTAGGGATTTGAATTTAATGCCATTTAACTCTAAAGCTAATTTATAACCAAACTCTAAATTCTCTTTAACTATATTTTGTACGTTGGTTAGTTGAGAAATCATCTTAGAGAACATTACAGTTACTAGAGTTTCAGTAGAACCGGGCTTACCCATAAAGATAGCATCATAATTTAAACCTGAAGCTATCAATAATTCATTTTGTTCAAATAAGTCTTTAACTCCCGTAGCATTAGTAGTAGTCTGTTGGAACTCAAATTCATGGTCATCTATAAAGCCAACATTAACTCCATCCCGCATTCCCCCTTGAACTCTACTTTTAAGGTCTGTAAGTAATTGGGTTAACCTTGCTCTGTAAACTTCCTCGCTTTCATCCGCATCTTGTAGGGGTTTATCCATCTTAGCATCCATGTAACCAAGTATACCCATTATCTCTACAACATAGTTAATATTATCTAGCATCTTTCTCTGTGTAGAGATTGGTTCCAATGCTGCAATATAAGGTGGTATTCCATAAGGTAAATCAGTGTCCCCATTTAAAGAGAAGTATTTATATTGATTAGTATTCAATTTCTTCAAACCTAGGCTGTTACTCGTCTGTGGTAGTAACTTGTTAGTCACTTTCTGATATGGATGATACTTCTTTAATCTCCCGTCCGCTACAAATCGTATATTTTCAGGATTCACAAACCTAACTTCCTCTAAATTATCCAAAGCTAAATTCGGAACCCATTCTGTAGATAATGCCCCAGCTATTTGGATTTGCCTGAACATCTTATTAACGATGCCATTAATTCCAGCAGCTCCTACATGCCAAGACTTTGATGAATCATTTAAAAAATCCCTAGCCTTAACCATATCGTCAGCTTTAACACTATCGTCAAATATAATTTTATGGCCATTGTTAGCTAATTTGATAAAATCATTTAAAGCTTGGTTAACATTTGGATTGACCTTTGCGAGCTTTCTAATTATGGGTATTATAGAATAATCAAAGTCTGCATCTATTACTCTAAGAGATGCTTTTAAACCTGACATAAAATCATGTGGCAAATCCCTAACAGAAGAAGGGGCAGATGATACTTTAATATCTTTGCCCTCAACTTTTACTTCCCTAGATTTAAGCTTTCTGATCTCATTCTTTAAAGCCTCATTCTCTTCAGCCTTCTTTTGATAATCCTTACTATGAAATAGTCTCATTGTGGTAAAATTATTAAACCTTTTTGTCTTATTTTTCTTACGTGGTTAGTGATTGCTTTACCCAATATAGCATCATCCACATAAGCATCGTCTTCGTTTGCAAGGCTATCACTATTTCCAGAGCCCTTACCCATTGCTATAGGCTTATTTGTATCATCATAGATAAAGGTATAAGCTTCTTGAACAAATTCGGCATCTTTTATAATGACATTACCTAATCTAATATCCTCCTCAAGCTCTGCAATTATTACAGGTCTATTTCTTGAAGTGGTATACCAACCTGGAATCTTTTCTTCTTTAGGTCTTTTAGCTTTCTTCTCCTTGACAAGTTTAAGAGAGTAATGTAAATTGGGGTAATTCATCTCTTGTAATTTAGAGGAAACAGCTAATCCTATATCATTAGATTCTGGTGCTAGTGTCGCTCTATTATATATCATTCCTAGTCTTGCAAGCATATTTGATAGCTCATTAACTGGAATCTTCATTTTAAAACATCCAGCTTCTTCACCACCTGCATCCATAATTGTAAAAGCAGAGTAATCTCGTGAGCGTCCTGTGGCAACATCGGAACCAATAGTATACTTCTTTCTTTTATCGGGTTTCTCAAAGATATGTAATTTATCCCTTATCTGTCTAATATCACCTTTAAACAAATCTTTAAACATAGGGTCATTATGAATACTTAAAGGAATGTATTGATCTAAGCTTTCTTCGATAGCCCTTATATCCATTAAATCAAATACTGAGGCTCCTGAGGTTAGAAAGTCACCATCTATTTCTTGAGCTGTTCTTCTTGGCCCTAATGAAGCTGACATCTTATTATACCAGTAAGGGTCATAATTTGGATTGTCAGGATAGATAGTAGGAGGTTTACCATCCTCACCTCGGTCAGGGTGCATCCTCCATTTAAGTCTAATAGGTGTAAACTC